TGACTGAACACCTGCTTGGGTTGATTCATGATTAAATACATTAAATACTTGGAGACTAAACTGAAATACTCTATGAGCTAAAAAGACATTAGGTTCTATAGATAATTTTGATATATGATTCATAACCAATAACACAGACAGACGAAGCATAACCAATGCTTGACATTTTCTATCGTGAACAGATTGAACAGGGAACTATAATTTAACAACTGCTTGAAATATAACATGAGCTAATTTCATATCAGGGATAACTGATAATCATGTTGTTTATTCTAATGCTTGAACTTTAGAAGGGAGTGCCAATTTTACTTGGGATTGAAGTAAAGTATATATCAATGGTTGAGCGATAGCGTTAGAGACATACGGCAGTATAAAAGCTAATGCTGCTGATTTATATTTAACAGATAATACTGCTAGAATATTTTATGGTAATAATCCTAGTAGTAATCCTTATTGGGTAGTATGATGGACTGGTGGTAATTATGTAGTAGAAGCTAATGCGACAGGTGCTGGTAATATACAGTATAAACTTTCAGATAATGCAGGAGCTAATGTATTTCAATTAAACAATGCTAATTCAAATTTCTTATATTCAATAGATTCATTAAGTAGAACTAAATATCTAGCTCAATCAATTTTCTATCCTAGTGCAGACCACGCTACAGCGTTCAATTTCAACAAAGCTGATGCTAGTACGAATGTTATGACTATAGATACCATTAGTAGTATAGTAACGGTAACAGGTACAGTAGCAGCAACAACAGTAACATGAGCTAACGTAACAACAGGAGCAAACCCATGACATACACATACAGCCACATCACTACCAGATGTAGAAAGTTTGACAACCTCACTAACAGCAGGTAGTGTAGTATTTTCTGATTGAACGAATCTAGCACAAGATAACGCCAATTTCTTTCGGGATATAGCTAACGCAAGACTAGGGATATGAACAACAACACCTTATGAAAAATTAGATGTTTATGGAAATATTGCAATAAATGATGAGATTGTTTTTGCACCTACTATAAATGCAACAAGAACAGGTTACATAAATTATGATGGTTATTTGGGAGCAAACACACAATATAGAAATCTTTGGGTTGGAGATGGAAAAAGAGCAAATATTTTTTATGTTGATGGTGCTAATAGTAGGGTTGGAATTGGAACAACAACTCCTTTAAAAGAACTTCATATTGAAGCAACATCAAATCCAACTTTAAGATTACAAGATACAGGGGGGCAGAATTTAGATTTTCATACTGATGGGGCTTATGGATATATTGATTATTCAAATAAACTTCGAATAAGATATGGAACTGTTCCTAAGGTAACTATAGATGAAACTGGAAAAGTTGGAATTGGAACAACAACTCCTCAAACAGAATTACATATTGTTGGAGCAACAAGATTAGGAGATCAAGCTACTAATTATACTTCTTTTGCTAATAATGGACATTTAAGTTTAGTAGGAACAGCGAGGGTATGGGAAGATGTGCAATTTCCTATTTCTAATGCTAAAGTTCCATCTTCTAATTTTCCAACATGGGAACCGTTTACTGCAAATACAAATGAATATTGTTTTAAAGTTAATGATTATATTGATTTACAAGCTAATGAACTTCCTCATTGGTGGAAAGAAGGAACAGAAGGACATGCTCATGTTCATTTTTCTATAGCAAAACTACAAGATTCAGGAACAGATAGCTATGCTAAATTTAGTGTATGGGTAGCTTGTGCTGATAACGATGAAGTCTGGGTAGAACAAGCTGTGTTAAGTGCTGAATATACGATTCCAACAGGTTCCGCTGCATTGCATAATTTTTATTTAGATATGGGAGCAGTTACTTTAACAAATTATTTAATAGGAGCGCAAGTTAAAATAAGAGTTAAGAGAATTGTTGCAACTGGTGGAAATGAATATAGAGATAGGGTTTTTATTACTCAAACAGGAATTCATTTAGAAAGAGATACTATGGGTAGCTCAAATGAATTAACAAAATAATATTTAAAATATTTACTAATTAAAATTAATGTTATGTCAATTAAAAAAATATCAGAAGAACAACTTGAAGAAACAGTAATTTATATTATATCTAAAGAAAGATTATTAGAAGAACAAAAGATGCATGAAAGAGGATTAATTAATTTGAATAACCAGATTAAAAGAGTAGAAGAAGAATTAAAAAAGATAGAAGATAAATTAAATTTATTCAAATAAAGATATTTGTAAAAAATGAAATAAATAGTATATTTGTAAAATTATTTATTAAATAAAAAAAGATAAAATTATGTTAGATGATGAAAAATATTGGATAAAACAAGGTTCCCAAGTTGCTCATAGAGATAATATAAAACAAAAGATGTGGGTAGAAGAGAAGATTTTTAAATTCAAAGAAGTAGAGATAGATAAAAAACTTATAAAGAAAAAAGTTCTTTTAGGTATTAGATGTCATTGGTGGAATAATGATGGTGGTTTTGTTGTTGGTAAATTTCATTCCCATGAATTACTTCCTTGGGATATTGCAAAAGGTGGTATTAAAATTTCTAACAAATGGATAGCAGAGAGAGGAATATAATATGGAATTACTTTATTTAGATAAACATGGTAAAGTAAGATTAACTCATCAAGGAGGAGAAGTAAAAGAGTTAAAAGAATTATATTCTACGGATAGATCCTCTGGAAAGAAGTTCTTTAATAATACTATAACATATATGTATTGGGTTTATGGAAATTCGATATATAAAAATATGGAATTAAAGAAGAGAAAAGAAATAGTTTTGAATAATCATGTAGAAAGAAATAAATATTCTGATTTAGAAAGTTTTGAAAAAGTAAGATTATGTATTGAAAAATATAAGCAATTAACTTTTACTACAACAGAGAGATTATATCTTAACTTACTTGAAGGTTTAGATGAGTATATTGTAGAGTTAAATAAGATACCCTATAAAAAGCATGGAATAAGAAAAGAAACGATAAATGGAGATGTAAAAGAGATAGAAGTAGAACTATCTAATATGGATGAAAAATCTAAAGCATATAAATCTATTATAGATATGTTAGAATATAAAGAACAATTAGATAAAATAATGAAGAAAGATAAAAATAAAATATCAAGAGGAAATAGAGAGAGAAAATTATTTGAAGATGTTAATGATACAATTATAAAAAAAATGAATAAATTACCAATATAAATTATTAGTTATGCCTCATAAATCTTTAATGGTTGGATTTATTATTGCAACGATAACAGCAGTTTTTGGAAGTATAGTTGCTTTATTTAAAACATTCGTTTATAATGAGAAGAGAATAAGTAATAATCAAGTAGAGATAGTTAATATTAAAAAAGATATTAAGGATATAAGAAAAGAAAGTAGGATTAATAAAAATGAAATAACAGAAATGGTCAAAGATTATCAACAAGAAAATAAACAAGATCATAAAGAGTTGTCTAAAAAATTAGAACAATTACAGATAACGATTATAAAAACAATAAAACAAAATGGTAAAAAATAATTATTAATTAAAATTTGAAATTATGAAAACAGTATTTGAATGGATTAAAGTTTTTTTGGATAGACTTCAAACAACAAATCCAAAATGGTTTAGAGTGATTATGGTTATTTGTGCTTTAGTTACTTTTTTTGTTTTAGGAGAACAGCAATTTGATTTTGTTGATTTAGGTAAGATAGAATTAGAATATGACCATATTAATTATTTTGTATGGTTTCTTTTTGGTTTTTCTTGGCTTCCTAATAATGATGAACCAAAAAAAATATTTCCTAATTTATTTAAATAATAGATAATTGAATAATGCAAAAGATATAAGAAAGTTATTGTTATACGTAGATAAGATTAAATTTATTAAAACAGAAAGATTTAGTCCTGTTATATATGATAATGATATGCCTAATAAGGATGATTATGATGCTTATGTATTATGGTGGAATGAGCAACGAAGAAGATGTTTAGAAGGATATGTGGTAAATAAAGCTACGAATAAAGGAGATAATATAACTATTACCGGCAGACATTATTTTTATCTTAATTTTTGTTCTATTTATGGTTTAAAGAAAGGCACAAAAATTAAAGGAGAGATTGCTCCACGATTTACTTCTTTAGATTTTAAGAAAGCATATCGTATGGAATTAATGGTAGCAGAGGATAAAGATAATCTTGAACTTAAAGCGCGCCAAAAGGGATTTAGTGAATTTATTGCAGGAGCAGGATTATGTTATAATTTTACATTTGTTCCTGCATCGGTAAATGTTATTGTAGCAGGAGTAGATGACGATAGTGAAGCATTATTTTTAAAGACAGAAAGAATGCTTGATGGACTTGTTGAGACAGAATTTTATAAAGAGCGAAGTCCTGATAAATCAGATTTTAAAAAAGCAAGCTATAAAGAAACAATAATAGATGATGAAGGAAGAAAAAGAGTTCAAGTTAAAGGTTTTAAATCTACAATATATTCTCTTACAGCAAGAAATAATCCAGAAGCAGTTTCAAGATTAACTCCCTATTGGGTTATTATGGAAGAAGGAGGAAAATGGCAAAGAGATATATTATTAGCAGCAAAAGGATTTATTGATCCTTCGTTAGAAGCTGAGGGAATAAAGACAGGATATGAATATATTATTGCAACCGGTGGTGATATGGAAAGAGGAGTTGCAGATGTAGAAGAAATGTTTTATAATCCTGCTGAATATAATTTATTGGAGTTTAAAAATGTTTACGAAGAAGGAGAGAGTAATACAGCTTCTTTTACTCCTGGATGGGAATTTGAAAAAGTTGATAAAGATGGTAATACATTAAAAAAAGAAAGTGTAGAAAAACTTCAAGAAGAAAGAAATCAGAAAAAAGGAAAGAAATTATTAGAACTACAAGCTAAAAAACCATTTAATCCTTCAGAAGCATTTCAAGTCATTTCAGGAAGTTTTTTTAGTCCTGGATTACGAGATGCATTAAGTAGAAGAAGAGCTTATATTAAATCTCATAGAGAAGAAGATATTGGTGTTTATGGTCATTTGGTAGAAAATGATCCTTCGGATTGGGGTAAAGGAATGAAATTTCATCCTGGGGCAGATAGATTTGGGAAAGAAGATATATTTATTGTTGAGAGACCTAATGTTGATGTAGATGGAAAAGTTCCTGATAATCTTTATTTTGGAGCTACAGATAGTTATGATGTAAATGAAAGTCAGACATCAGAATCAAAAGGTTCTTGTGGTATATTAAAAGGGTTTTTAAATGCTAAGAATACTTATAATATGTGGGTAGCAAGAATAACTGTTAGACCAGAAGGAGATGGAACATTATTTGGAGGAGCAGAAAAATTTTATGAAAAAACAATTAAGTTAATGATTTATTTCAATGCATTAAATCTTCTTGAATGGAGTAAAATTCTGTTAGCAAGTTTTTATGAGAGAAAAGGATTTGAACATTTGTTAGTTGAAAAACCTGCTTTCCTGACTTCAACATGGATAAAAGATAGTAAAGCGTCAAATAGATATGGAATAGATCCGAGTACAAAAATTCATTGGTTAATGTTATTAGAAGAATTTTTAGTTAAAGATGATTATGCCAATGTAGATAAAATGTTTGATTGTGAGCAGATAGAAGCATTAGCAAAATACAGATTACAAAAAGGATATAATTGTGATATTACTATACATACTTCATTAAATGTAGTTTGTTTAGAAGAATTTAAAGAAACAATGATGAATAGAGAGTTGATAGAAGAAGCAGAAATAGATGTATTTGATATTGGATATCAGAAAATGGGTGAAGATATTATTCATATTTAAAAAAAAAAAAATATGTCATTACAAAATCAATTAATACCTGAAAACAAAAAAGATGATAAATTTTGTATAAAAACAATAGATGATATTATTAAGATTGCAACAGCAGGAAACGATGTAAAAGCTAAAGATATATTATGTTATAAATTATATTATGAAACATTCACTCAGGAAGATTATAATTATTTAACGCAAGTAACAGAAAGTAAAAAGAATGTAACTTATACTTATCCTGCAAAGATGCGATGGATAGGTATTGTTAGACCTTCTATCAATTGGGTTATTAATCAAAAAATGTTACAACCTTATAATTTTTACGCTTTTACTATAGATAAAGAATCTATTTCCAATAAAGAGAATGCAAAAATTAAAGAATATCTTGATAAGATACGATTTAAGATACAAAGGAAATATGATAAACTCACAGAACAATTAATGCAGATACAAGAGAAGGAACAGGAGTTTATGCAGATGATACAGAAGAAACCTGAATCACAAGAAGAATTAGCTAAATTACAACAATTAAAAGAAGTGAAAGTAAAGGTATTAAATTCATTTAGTATAATGAAGAGAGAGATACAAAGAGAAGCATTATTTTCAAAAGAAGAAATTGATAAAATAGAAAAATATTACAAATATGATTATAGAGATTTAGTTGAAGAAGTAACACAAAAAGGATTAGAAGTTTTAAAAAGAAAATTAGATATTAAGTTAAAGAGTAAAAAAGCTTTTACGGATAAGATGATAACAGGAAAACCTCTTTATTTTGTTGATTGGGAAGAAGGAAATGATTATGCTACTTATGAAGCGTTAAATTCAGTAAAAACATATTGGAGTAATGATGGAGATAATGAATGGATTCAAGATGGTACATGGGTTGCTATTTTAGAAAAACAAAGTTTATCAAGAATAATAGAGAATTATGATTTAACAACAGAAGAAATAAAAAATATAGAAAAAAGAAGTGCTTATACTCAATTAGGAAATAATATAAATAATTATAAAGGTAATACAGCAGTATTTAATAAAGAATTATATTCTGGTTCTTCTGATTATGATTCTGATGGAGTAGATGTATGGAGAGTATTTTGGAAAAGTCAGCGTAAAGTAAAAATAAAGGAAAAGCTTCATCCTCATTTAGATGATACTAAGATTATTCATTTTGAAAATGAGACAGAAGAAAATAAATATGATAAAACAAATAAAAGGAATAAAGTTAGTAAAAGATATATTAATGATATTTATGCAGGAGATTGTATTGCTGGTTGTGTATATAAGAAGTTAGGTAAAAAACAATTACAATTAAGAAGTATTGATAATTTATCAAGAGTAGAATTGCCTGTTATAGGAAAATCATTTTCTTCAATAACTGAAGACCCTTATTCTCCCATATTAGCAACAAAAGATATTCAGATACTTTATAATATTGTTTCTTATCATGAAGAATTAATGTTAGCCTTATCAGGTACTAAAGGATTTATTATGGATAAATCACAGCTTCCTGAAGGAATGAGTATAAAAGAATTTAGTTATCTTAAAAAAATAGGAGTAGGATTTATTCAAACAGTAAAAAAAGGCAGAAGAACACCAATGTTTAATCAATTTACTTCTTATGATGATACATTATCTCCTGCTATACAATATTTAGGAGCTTTAAAAGAAAGTTTAAAAGCTACTGTAGATGATATGTTAGGTATTCCGAGACAAGCAAAAGGACAATTTGTTTCTAAGGACCCAGTAGAGACATCTAAGATGGCACAAGAACAATCTTTATTAATTATTGACCATTACTATCAAGAACAAGATGAACTGGATAAAAAGGCTTTAACACGCCTTATGAACATACAAAATAAAATAGTTTGGAAAGATGGAGAACAATTGGCATACGTAGGAGATGATTTTAGGCAAGAGATTATAAATATTCCTAAAGGAGTAACAGATAAAGCAGATGTAGAAATATTTGTTGATAAAAATAGTGAGATAAGTAGGAAGATAAAAAAGATTGAAACAATGTCGGAGATGGAATTTTCTAGAGGAAGAATGCAGATACAACAATTAATAGGAATTTATGGTACACAAAATATAAAAGAATTAGAAAGAAAAGCTATTGAATTTTCAGAAGCAGCACAAAAATTTGAATTAGAAAAAGCTAAAGGAGAAAGTGATGGTAAAATAAAATTAAAAGAAACAGAGATAAAATTAAAAGCTGAATATGATAAAATTATTCAGGACCAGAAAACTCAATTAGAGATGGTAAAGAATAAATTAGAAGAAGCAAGATTACAGATGGATAGAGATAAATTAGAATTTGAGAAAGCATTAAGTATAAAAAAATTAGACCAAGAGAGAGCATTAAAAGTTGTGGAAATAGTATCAGAGAATGAGACAGAGATGAGATATTTAGATGAGAAAAAAAGACAAAGTGGAGTAGATGCACAGATAGAATTATTACAGACAAGAATAGATGCTATACTGGAAAATAAGAGTATAGATAAAAATGCTGAGAAAGGGACAGGTATAAATATATCACAAGCTCCAAAACAACGAACAACAAAAGAACATATAAAAGATTAAATTATTTACTAACTTAATATATATAATTATGAAAAAGTCAAAAAGGGAACACCTAAAAGAGATGGTTCAGGAAAAGGCACAGGTAATAAAGGTCGTGGAGGCTGTAAAAATCCAAAAGGAACAAGACAAGGGAAAAGATAAATCATACAACCTGTGAGAAGTAATTTAAATAGATATATAGTCTTTATTATTTTGTTTTGATAGATTATATCATTAAAAAATAAAGTGTATTAAAATTGATATATGAAAGTTATAAGCATATATTATATTTTTGTATGTTAAAAAAGATTTGGAAATATTAAATTTATTACGTATAATTGCAGAATAATTTATTAATTAAAAGATAACAGATTATGCCAGCAGAAACTTTAACACAAGAACAACAGCAAGAAAAAACAGATATTACAACATCATTTAGTAGTCCACAAGGATATAATATAAAAGAAAAAAAAGAACCTATTTCAGAATCTTCTCCAGTAGAAAAACCAATAGAACATTCTTTTAAAAATGAAGAAAACGAATTTAAAGTAACATCGGACAATATAAAAGAATATGGTGGTGTTAAATTAGATGATAAAGGAAATGTTTTAGATGGAGAAGGAAAAGTTGTTAAAGAAGTAAAAGATGTTATTTCAGATATTGATAAAAGAAATTTTAAACCATCAAGTGTTTGGGATAATTTAAGGAATAGAGTAGGAGAAAAATTTGTTATGCCTACAGAAATAAATAAAGAAAATGAAATACAACAACTTATAGATTCAGTTTGGAAACATACAAATATTCCAGAAGATAAACAAATGAATGAAATAAAAGATCCTCTTGTTAAAGATTATTTAGAAAAATCTAAAGGAGAAGGATTTAAAAGAGATGAATGGTTAAAATCTAAAACAGAAGAAGTAGATTTACTGAATAGAAGTGATGAAGATTTAATAAAATATTATGAATTAAAAAAGGCAGGTAAATATTCAGAAGAAAATAAACGAGGATGGAAAGATGATGAACTTGCTGATTATATAGAAGAATTATCTATTGGGAATAAGAAAAAGAGAGGATTAGATATAAGAGAAGAATTAAAAGCAGAACAAAATTCTATAAAAACAACATCAATAAAAGAACAAGAAACTAAATTTAAAAATCAAATAATAGATACAAATACAAGTAGAAAAGTAGAATTAGATAAACTACATGAAACATTAAAAGGAGTTGATAATATATTCGGGATTGAAATCAGCGAAGCTGAAAAGAATGGATTTGCTCCAATTTTTGAGAAATTAGTTTTAATAGGAGAAGAAGGTAAAGCACCAATACACGAAATATTGCGAAGCAATGAACAAGTGTATAAATTAGCTTATTTACTTCACAAAGGAGAGAATTATTTTAAGGATATGATTGACAAAGAAAAAGAAACAGTAAAGGATAAGATTAAAGATAGGTTGGATGTAAACCAAACAACTACAACAGGTAGGACACAAGGGAATTTAAATGTTGATGTGGGGAGATTATCGTCTCCACAGGAAAAATAATCTTATTTATTAACTTAAAAAAAAAAAATATCATGAGAATATTACCGGGTCGCCCCAAACAATTTGCGAATGAGACACCAACGTCTCATCACTTAATGCAATATGCTATTTCTGAACCAGCTGTATTACCACAAGTAGCAACATTATTTAGAAGTGATGATACTGCTTTTTCTTCTATTTTAGCAGATAGAGGATTGACATCAGGAAATCTTTATAATGGACTTGATGCCGCTTCAACAGGTGGTTATAAAGTCGTTGGAAATACTAAAATACAATGGAAAGTTAGAGGTCTAAAAGATCGAAAAAATGTAATGACCAGAGATGCAGTATGTGATGCATATCCGACAGAAAAAGGAAAATATCAAAGTCTGGTTGCTATTTATCTTGATAGTAATTGGAATAGTCCTTATGATGTATTGGAATTACAAGATAACAGAACATTGGTTCATGTTATTGATGATATGCTTCCAGAAGAAGTTGCTGGTGGAGAATGGAAATATTATGTAAGGCTTGTTACAAAAACAACAGAAGATTTTATTGAATCTTCATTGTTAGCTTCAGGAGCAGAGATAGGATATGTTTATAATATGTTTTATGAGATGTCTCAAACAGCATATGAAAAATATACTTTCGATGAAATGGCTACTACTCATTTGACTATACAAAGAATGAAATGGTCAATAAGTGGAACAGCTGAAGCAATGAAAGAAAGCACAGTATGGATAGAACATAATGGTCAAGAATTATGGACTACTTATCAAGATATGGAGATGTTAAGGAGATGGGCTGCATCACGAGAATATCAATTAATCTTTGGTAAAGGTACAGTTACATCAAATGATGTTGTTGTATTAAAAGACTTAAAGAATAGAGATATTAGAGGTGGTGATGGTTTACTTTATCAAGGAGATGGTGCTTTAAGATTTCAATATAATGGAACCTTAACAAAAGGTGTTCTTCAAAATGTGATGAAGAATTTAAAATTATATGGTAATTCTGATGGTGTTCAGGAAGTAGCTGTTATTGCAGGTCAAGATTTTATGCTTGGATTTAGCGACCTTATGCTAACTGTGATAAAAGCTAATCCTGTATCATTAGTTGACGGTTCAGGTTCAAGTAAAGGTATCAATTCTACTTTTGTTTCTTATGAATATGGAGGTATTCGTTTTGTTCCTGTATGGCATAAATGGTTTGATAGTCCTACACGCCCTCAGTATGTAGATCCTACAACAGGAATAAGAAAAGAAAGTGGAAGAGCTATTTTCGTTTCTTTAGGGGTAGATGCTGGAGTACCTATGGTTGATTTATTAGCTTTAGGAAAGAGAGCGTTCTTAAAAGGAACTGTTAATGGTATTAATAAAGGTGGAGATGATATGTCTAATTCTATAGATGGTAAACATGTTCATATTCTTGCTGAAACAGGAATAGCAATAAAAGATCCTGATGGAGTAGCTGAACTTTATATACCGTAATTATTGTTTAATAAAAAAAGGATATACTAAGTTGATTTATTTCTTCTTAGTATATCTTTTAATTAAAATATTTTATTAATTTAAAAAAGTAGAAAATTATGAATGAAAAAGTTAAAATAATGGCAGTAGGTACAAGATATAGAACCAGACCATTATATGTAGTTGCAAGAAAAGAAGGTAAAGAATATTTGACAGGACAAGATTTATCATATGAGAAAGCAACAGGGAAAGTGAATTTAACAATTAGAGAAAGATCAGAATATCCTTTAATTATTAATCCAGAAGTTCAATATCCGGTTATTCATATGACAGAATTAGATTTGTCAAGAGCAAAAGATAAAATACTTTATAATTTTTATAAAGGAGTAAAAGAAATTGCTAATACTAAGAAAGAAGTTAATACTGCAAAACATTTTTTCTTTATTCAGGATGTAGAACACGAAGCCAAAGAAGATATAGGAACTTTAGATGAACAGTTTAAGGCAATGAAATTAGTAAAAGATGATATGTCTATTAATAAATTGACAGAACTTGGATATTATTTAGGTATAGAAGTAAAGAATCTAAGTAAATTAAGATTAGAGCATAGAATATATACTTTTTGTCAAAAAACTCCAGATAAAGTAATAAGTTATTTTGAGAGAGAAGATGTAGAAGATATTGCTTTTTTAGGTAGATTACATCAAGAAGAAAAGATAAGTTTCAGAGATGGCACTTATTGGTTTAAAGATATATATATGGGAAGAAGTTTTTCTGAGATAGCAAGTTCTTTTATGAAGAAAAAAGAAAACAGTCCTGTTATGTCTCAATTAAGAGATTCATTGAAGTAATAATATATTATGATATTAACTACTGAACAATTATATAAGAAGTTTTTGGATGGTATTAAGAAAGAACAGATTGGTACTGTTCCTCCTTCTTATTTTAATCGTATAATCAATGAAGCACAATTATTGTGGAGAAGAAATAAAGGAAAAGAAGTAGAATTAGGACAGAAAAGAATAGATGATTTACAAGTTCTTAGAGTTATCACAGATGGAATATTTGCTTTTGGTGGAACAGTATTAGAAACATTAATATTTGATGCCAATAACAAATGTTCTTTACCTGTTGATCCAGCGATAACGATAAATGGAATATCATATCCCAGGTATTGGAGATTGTTGAATTTAGCAGTAAAGATAGAATATAGTGGTAATAATTGTTTTGCTGATGGAACAACATCTGAATGGTTGCCTGTAAAGATTAAGAAGAGTGATTTTTCTACAGTCATAGAGAAAAATCCTTATCGGAAACCGAAAGATTCAAGATTATATTATAACATAAGTGATAATAAAATAGAATTAGTTACAGGTACATTATCTGTAGGTAAAGAAGCAAAATTAGAATATTTAAGGTATCCAGCAGAAATAGTTTATGATGCTACTGTTTCAGCGAATAATGTTAATTGTGAATTACAACCGGACCAAAGGCAAGAAGTAGTTGATGAAGCTGTAAGGCTTTATGTTGAGAGATGTAAAGATGAAAGATATGTTTCTCTATTGAGAGAAGAACTAATTAAGTCTAAAAATAAATAATTATTAATAATATTAAAATTTAAATAAAATGGGTAATTTAATTCAAAATAGAAATATTGTATTAATCAATAATGTTGATGCTGATACATTGAAATTATATGATACTGACAGTAAGTTGCTACTTACACAGGAAGGTATCTTATTTGATTCTGATAATATCAAGAGCATTGTTCATGATTGTTCAGAAGCAGGAACTCCACATATTGAATATATAGAATTTAATCCTGTATGTCCTTGTGATGATGCTTTATGTAATTATGAAGCAGGATTAACTATTAAAACTGTTCCTAAATTGGATGGTTTTACTAATCAGTTTATGCCTCGTGAACAATGGTATTCTGGTAATTATGAATATGCTGTTTGTGGAGTTGCACCTGCTTCTACTGGTCATCTTGATGCTACGACAAGAGCTTCATTAAGAGCAGAAATAGTATCTGGTGTTGTGGCACATACAGATTCAGAGATATATGGTTATTTATCACAAAGAGTAACGTCAACAGATGATTATACCTCAGGAAATATACTTGTTGGTGGAATAACTTATACATGTGTTACTAATAGGGCAGCTACTATTGCTTTAATAAATGCAGGAGTTGTAGGTTTTGCTTATGCAGACCCTGATGATGCTACTGCAATTATTATACGTGAATATTCAGAAAGTTTAGGTTTAGTTGTTACAGCAACAGGCAATGTAACAGTAGATACTTATTCAGGAATGGTATTTATAGCAAAAGACGTAAATATTAAATTTGTTTCAATTATTAAAAGTAATGTAGGAGCAAGAACAGTTGTTCAGGCAGGAACTTATGGATTCTTAACAAGTGATGATATGGCTCGTTTATTTCCTATTCAAAGTTGGCATGCAGGAACACAACCTACTTTACCAATTAAAGATTCAGATTATTGTAAGTATATCATTAAACAACAAAGTGAAGCTTACGATAATGCATCTTCAAGTCATGTAGAAGAATATAGAGGATGGGTAGATATTTATGTATTAAAATCTGTTGCTGAATCTGCAAATTGGAATGGCAAATGGAATGATTTTATTACTAATGGAGTAGGAACAACTACTACATGGAATACATAGAATTATTTATTAATTAAAAATTGAAGAGATTTAAGGGGATATTGTTTTAACAGTATTCCCTTTTTTTTAAAATATAAAAACATGAAAATATTTATTACAGGATGTGCTAAATCAGGAACTACTTTATTACAATATCTTTTTTATTCTTTTGAAAATGTTAAAATTATTCATGTAAAAAATAATGAGATAAGTTTACAAAATTTTATAAAATTTGAAGAAGTAGTTAATATTTTAATAGCAAAACGAACAAGCAAAAATATTTTAACTAATTCTTTTAATATTTTTTCAAAAGAAGAATGTGATAATGATATTAAAACAATTAAAAAGAATAGGATTAAAATAGTTAATATTATAAGAGATGGTCGAGATGTTTTATTATCTTTTACAAAAAATAAAACAAAATTTGAATATGATAATAAACATTTAAATAGGTGGATTGATTGTATGGAAGCACAAGAAATATATAAGGATATTATTGATGTTCAAGTTAAATACGAGGAATTAATTAATAATCCTGATAAGGTTCAACGAAAAATTGCTAATAAATTAGGATTAATAATCAAATATAAATTTTCTGATTATCCTAATTTTGTTCCAGATAACGCTTTCACTTATTTAAAGAATTTTGATAAAACAAAATATAAACGCAGACCATTAGATAGTAATTCTATATCAAAATTTCATAATCAAATAATGGAAATTGATAATTTAGAATTTTTTATTTGGTTACGAAAGTTAAATTTTATAAAATGAAGAAAGAAATAGATTTAATACAACATTATAATAAATATGTTAATTATCATTCTTTTTTAGATGATGGATTAAACGATAGTCTTTTATTAGAAATTCCAAAAAATATATCTTCTGTTTTAGATTTAGGATGTGGAGATGGAAGATTAGTAAATTTATTACCTGAAGATGTATATTATATGGGAATAGATTATTCGATTAATAGAATAATAAAAGCTATTGAAAAATATAAATTATATATAAATTATTTTTTTATTTGTTCTAATTTGGAGAATTTTATAAAAAGTAATGATTGTAATAAGCAATTTGATATGATATTTTTTATTGAAGTCTTAGAACATTTAGAAAATCCATTAGATATAATACGAAAAATAAAGAAAAAATATTTAACTAAAAATGGAAAAATATTAGCCACTATTCCAATTAACAAACCAAATTATGCTCATATACAATTATTTAAAGATAAAAATGATGTAATAAAAAAATTAAATCCATTAAAAATAAAACAAATAAAAAATTATTTTATATTAACTTTGTAAAACATGTTAAATATTTATTATAAATTATCTTCAGTAAATGAGATAATTCCTACAAGAGGAGATACTATTAATGAAAATGGAATAATTAATGCATTAAAAAAGAATTTTAATGTAACAATAGGTAATAATAAAAATTTTCATAATAATTATGATATTTATATAATAAGAAATAATAGGGATTTATTATTAAAATGTCCAAAAGATAAATTAAAGATTTATTATGCTTCTCCTTATGATGAAGAAGCATTTAATTATACTAATATCTTAACTACACAGAGTAAAACATGGAGAGATGGATTAAGAAAAGGAAATAAATTTCATCCTGTTTTAGGAATTGGTAAAAATAAATATCCTAATACAGAATGTTTTTATCAAGTTATAGATGATAGTTTTAATTTAAATGTTGTTAAGTCAAAAAAATGTATTCAAATAAGAAAAGAAATTGATTCAGCATTTTTAATAGGTATATTTGGAAGGCAAGTATCTTCTAATTATCCTTCTCTTTTATTAAGTATATGGGATAGATTAGTACAAAAATATCCTGAAATAAAACTTTTGGTTGGAATTACTAAAGGAACTTTTCCTAAGAAAAAAAATATTATTGTTAAAAATATAAAATATGAGAATGTTCCATTTTATTTATCTGCTTGTGATATAACTTTTGCTGGATATAAAGAATTAACTTGGGATTTTACCGGTTCTTTAAAAGTAAAAGAGAGTGGTAGATGTGGTATTCCTATTCTATTAGGTCAAAGTTATGCTAGAGAAGAGGATTTAGGAATTAATTATCCTTTATTTTTAGGAAGAAATAGTTTAAGATATGCAGATAGAAAACAAAATCAAGATAGATTATTTTTTTTAATTGAAAAATGTATTAAAGATAGAATGTTTTTAAAACAAACATCTGATTATATTTATAAACAGACAGAAAAATTTACAATAACAAATTCAGCAATACGATTAAATAATATTATAAATAAATATTTATGATAAAACAAGCGCGTGTATCATCATCAGTAAAATTCTTTAAAGATTTTTTTTTAAAGAAATATGATTTAGAAGATTATAATGACATAAACCAACCTGTTCTTTTTTTTGGTTGTTATTTTAATAAGAAATCTGATATTGAAGATTTATTTAATCATAGAAATAAAGTTATAATAATTTGGACGGGATCAGATACATTATTGTTATATAGCTATCCAGATATAGCTTATATGATAGCTTCTAATCCTCATATTTATAGTATTGCTATTTCAAATTTTATAGAAAATAAATTAAATGGTTTTAATATAAAATATAAAAAATTTCCTATTCATCCTAAAATTGCAAATAATTTTACACCTGTTTCTTTGGGAGATAGTCTATATATGTATTCTTCTGTAAAAAATCCAAGTTTTTATGGTGAAAACTATCTTTCTATTATTAAGAAAAATTTTCCAGATATAAAAATTTATTTAACTAATAAAAATACTTATACAGAAGAACAATTAAAAAATATTTACACAAAATGTTTTTTAGGTTTAAGATTAACAAAACATGATGGATTGGCTAATACAGTTTGTGAATTAGGTTTAATGGGAAGAAATTGTATATGGAATGGAGATACACCAAATTCATTATCATGGAAAGATGAAACAGATATATTAAACCATATAGAAGAACAAAGAAAATATAATGTTGATGTAAATAAAGTATCAGAAAAGATGAGAGAATATTTAGAGATAAATAAATCTATTTTATTTTTAAATACGTTTTTCGATTATGATTATTATGATAATAGTTTAGTTTCTATAATAATAAATAGTTATAAAGAAAACAAAAATAATATTATATCATCTATAAAAAATATAAGAAATCAGAATGTTAATACTCAAATAATATTTTCAACTGCAAAAGGAGATTCATCTATAGATATAGTTAAGGATTTAGATATTGATGATTTAGTGATAAGTGATAAGTCTGGTATATTTTATCAATTAAATAATGCATTAAAAAAAGTTAAAGGAGAATGGTTGTGTTATTCTTCTTCTAATGATATTTGGGATAAAAATAAGTTAAGAACAGAAATAAGTAAATGTATTGAAAATGATAAATTAGTATGTTATTCTAATTTTGTAAATATTGATGAAAATAATAAGGAAATAGGAAAAAGAAAATTTTTTAGTTATGATTATAATAAACATTTAAAAGGTAATTATGTTTCTGATTTATCTGTTTTTAATTATACTAAGTTAAAAAAATATCTACCATTTAATATTAAATATAATAATTATGCATATTATGATTTATGGTTAAGAATAGCAGAAGGTGAAGGAAATGTATTTGTTCATAATGATAATTATACATGGAAGTATGTTCAAAGTAAAAATTCAAGACATATAACAAAGAAGATGGATAATAATATCCTTGAAGAAGAAAAAAAAGGATTAGAATTATTAAAGATAGATCATAGTAACAAAATTGTTCTTACAGTAGCATTACCTATTTATAATTCTGCTATTATAACTTGGATAGCTTTAGAAGGATTATGTAATCAAAAAAATATTAATTTTTGTTGGGAGTTAATAATTTGTGAGGAACAAGAATTAAATTATTGCGGAGAAGATTATATTTATAAGTTTGAAGATAGGTTAAGAAAAAATGGATGTATAAGAATAAAATATATTAAACAGCAGAAAAAAATTTCATTATCTGAGAAATGGAAAATATTATATGATAATAGCAGTAAAGAAAGTAAAGTTTTTTTATTACAATCTTCTGATTGTTATTCTCATCCTAATAGATTATCAATAGCAAAGAAAAAAATAGCAGATGAAAAATATGATTGGGTACATTCTTTAAAAGGATATTTTTATTATCCTCAAAGAAATAAAATGTTATTATTTGATATAACTAATTATAAAAAAGGGAAATATATAACAGGATTAAATATGTCTTGTAATAGGTTATTATTACAAAAGTTATCAAATAAGATATTAAAAAGTGGTATTGATAGTTGGTTAATGAAAGAGATGAGGAGATATAAGAAAAAAGATTTACGAATTTATGTAGATAAGTCTATTAACTGGAAAAAAGGATTAGATATTCATGGATATAATCAAATTACTTCAAGGATAAGATTTCTTGAACAACCAATTCCTCCTTATTTTAGAACAGATATATTATTATCTTCTGTTGTTTAAAAGATATAGTATATAAATTATTAGGATTAGAAAAAAGAGACAAAAGAATTTATATTAATAATGATTTAAGAAACAATAATATGAAAAAAGGATTAAATATTAAAAAATTAGATAATGAAATTATTCTTTATGAGATTAAAAATAAAGTTCCTATTTTAAGTGTTGGATTACCTGCATATAATTCAGGACAAATAATATGGTTAGCATTAGAAAGTTTAATAAGTCAAAAAGATTTTGATAAACCTTGGGAATTAATAATTGCAGAAGAACAATTAAGGGACTATTTAGGACAAGAAAAATTAAAACTATATAAAGATAGGTTAAAAGAGGCAGGATGCGTAAAAGTTGTTTATATAGCATTAGATAGATGGATTCCATTAACACATAAATGGAAAATGATAGGTAAATATATCAGTAAATCATCAAAGATATTTTTAATGCAGGGAGCCGATGATTCTTCTTCTGAATATAAATTTAATAAATCATATCAAAAAATTGTAGAAAAAGATTATGATTGGTATCAGTCGGAACAATGTTATATGTTTCATATTGTTAAACAGAAGTTATTACATTTTGATTTAACAAGATTGTCTAAAAATACTACGACACAACCAACAGGGCTTAATATGGCTTTAAGAAGCGATTTTATAAGACAACTACCAAATAGTGATAGATATGCTGGGGTAGATAGTTGGTTTTTTAATGAAGCTAAAAACATCAATAAGAAGAAACTAAGGGTTTATTCAGATAATTGTGAAGAAATAAATAATAATTTAACAACACATGGAGCTAATCAAATTTCTTTGTTTAGAGAGAAGTATTTTGAAAAGACAAATAAATTATTTACTTTTACAGAAAAAAAGATAGAAGAGATTATAGGATATGAATTAAGAGACAAGTTATTAGAGATGAAGGATTACTATATTAATAGAAAAAGAGAAAGATTATTAGATAAGGTAGAAATAGAAAAGAAGAAATCATTAAAGATTGAATTTATAGGGACGGTATTAGATTTTCAGAAAGGAAGAAAAAAGAAGAAAAAGAAAATACGAATTGATAATAAAATAATAACTATAGAAAAATGAGAAAAACTGTAGAACAAATAATATATGATATAGTAGAGATTACAAAACCTTATTATACTGATGATACTAATTTTGATGAAGAATTTATTATTGAACAGATTAATGATGTTCGTAATGAATTGTTAAAACAAGCTTATGTAAGTGGTAGAATGTTAGATGATCAATGGTATAGTAAAACTTGTTGTATTGAATTAAAATGTGATAATATTGTTTGTGATAGTTTAGATTCAGGAGATGTAGATTGGTATTCTGAATTACCAAATGTTGTTGGAGGGATAGGTAATAGAGATATTATTTACTTAGGAGATACAAATATGAATACTTCAGGATATGACAGAGTAAATATTAAATCGTTCCAAACATATAATAAAAGAAAGTGGACAGGTTATAAATGTATTTATGTTGTTATTGGAGGTAAAGCATATTTTAAAAATCTTCCAACTACAGGATTAAAATATTTATGTCTTATAGGAATTACTTCTGGACCAACAAGTTTATGTGATAGTACCAGGACAGATAAATATCCTATTCCTGATGTTTTGTTATATAAGTTAAAGATAATGGTTGTAAAGCAGATATTAGTAACTTTACAGGTTCCAGAAGATATTATCAATGATGCAATAGATAATACGATGAATGCACAGATACCAAAGAATGTTCAACAAGGATTACAAGAAGCACAAAAATAAAATATAATGGA